CCGTGTGCCTGCACGGTTAACGAGCGATCTCGCTCCAGGTCCTATCACGCCCACGAATTGGTGGGTCGAGTGACATTCCCTCGATCTGGAGGAGGCCGTCCGTTTGGCTACTTTTGGCTGGTTTTATAAGGCCACCCAAGTTCTTCACGACAAGTGAGCCGTCTGATCTTATGACGGGCAACAATCTTTCGTTTTGAACATCGGTATGTCCTTTAGTACCGCGGGAAACAATCCACCCGTTCCACAGGGTCGTCTCAATCCGTATCTTTCTCGGATCCAGAGGCTCTAGTGGAACTGTTGCTTGTTTTATCAACCGGGACATCAATCCTGTGGGGCAGTGCAGCGTCTTCATGACTGCAGAAAGGCCACCAGGTAAGGATGATGTAGGCGGGGTCCAGGCGCGAATGACATCCAGCGGATAAGGGGTTACCTTTCCGGAGTCATTCCAGACGCGAGACCACTCTTTAGCGCACTTGCGCGAAGACTGAAGCCAAACCGGAACTTTCTTTCCCTTTCCCTTACTTTTCTTTAACGCCTTTCGGGCAATATAGTCTGGGTCCTCATCTCGGTGAGGAAGGAAGATATCCACCATGTGCTCATCGGTCCTAAGACGATTCCACAGCCATGGGGTATAGCTCTCTGGGCATAGCTTCTTGCCATACTTGGAAGCACCGTCCTCAATCACTGGTCTTTCAGCTGTGAGGAGGGCCTGGCCTAAAGTCGGACAATCGGCGACTACGCTCATCGCCGAAGCATCGCGCAAACCGCGCCGAACCCACTCTGGGACTGTTAGGTCCTCACGGAGATAGGGTCGCGCAGCTCGCTTTCGCTCTACTGTCTTACTAATCAAATACGTTGCAAGCTGAAGCGCACGCTTGCACGGGGGGATCCCTTCATCAGGGAGAGCTACTCCTAACCCACCTAGCGCAACAGGCAAAGACCAGGATATTCCAGGCGGTGCGGAGGCAATTAAATCCTTCTGGCACCGCCGGAACACGGCTGACAACTCAGTCTCCTGACCAGGTCGACAACCACGGATAAAGGCCGCATGAAGCGAACCCAAGTCCATCCAAGTCCGACGCTCGCCTCCCTTCGAACTAAAGTCTTTACAAAGACCAAAGTTGAGGAAGAACGCGCGCTTAAAGAAGCCGTCTTCAACATAGAACAACTCACTGTTCATTTGGAGCCAACTCTTCGCCCAGTAACACTTACCTATCGACGGTTCTAAACCGGCATGCGTAGTGATTTTTGACCACATGGCTTTCTGTGCCAGGGTGAACCACATCACGCAGTCGTCGCCGTTGATAAGGATGGGGAGATCTCGCAACCTAACGGGAGGATTATTCCAATCCAACTCCCGACCTTCTTCAAAACTCAATTTACACAATGCGGCATTAATCAGGCATAAAATCGGAAAGCTCAGGGGAGAACCCATAAGTTGACCGTTGCCTTGCTCCACTACTCCCAAATTGGAGTCAAGTGTCGAATAATCGAGCATGTGTTGAGTCAAACACTTCAGTCCTAACTCTTGGAGTGCCAAAGGTATTTTAGCTACCCGGCATATCTCTCTCCAACAGTGGTCCGTCAAACACCTCCGAAGGTTATCAGTGGCAGCGGTATAATCACCCGAAAGCCACGATCCCTCTGAAACATCCTGCACCAGGGGAAGTCCCAAAAGCCGCGAAAGATTCGCTTCGCTGATGGGCTCACCAATTAACTGGAACGTAGGATGGAGACGTAGTGTCTGGAAAAGGAACTTCTGCATAGGCATTATGGCATGATAAGCCTCCGGCGATCCAACTGTGACCGGCCGAACCTTTAGCGATTCCTTTATGAAGACAGGTTGAGCAAAAACGCGAAAATTGGGTCTAAGTACCCTCTCATATTGCTTAAGATAAACTTTAGATGCGCGTTTGAGATCTCTTCTACACTCTACTACACCTGAGTGGGGATGGTAATTCATGCTAAATAGCATTCCATCTGTCCAGTGCCGACGATCCGTCCAGGCTGCTGACAGGGCAAAAGCTGCCCCCCCTTTCCAGGCTGCGCTATCGTAATGTCCTCTAATAGACGGGAAGGAAATGTCCTTTCCACCGTCGTCAAGACAGAACTTGCGCCCCCCAAAAACCTCCTCCACCACATCAGAGATTGCGACGCTTATCTTGGCGTCCAGCAATACGCTGTCCATATCGTCCTCACAATCACCAGGAAGACCCGCGAGGGTCACTTTCTCAAGGTGTAGATCTCCCTTACTTTTGTTTGTGAGAGCACGATGGTGCTTCTGGATGGCCTCTTCAACCACCTCGTCACCGGGCAGAGGGGACCCTTTCTTCATCATTAGAAGGGTCTGACCTATCTCTGCTCGTCGGCTGAACTTCTTCCTCTTTGCTGAGTGAAGTAGATTCTTGACGAAATGGCCTACATCGCCCCCTAGCAGCTGTGTACACTTTTTAACAGTGCAGCCCGCAGGAGGGTCAATTAGCTCTTGATCCATAACAGTGGAAAACAGGTTGGCATACATCCATTTAAGAATGGTGTGAATTCCCAAACCTGAGTCCTTACAAATCTTCGACCAGCGCTCGGCAAGTCCAACTAGCCTACTTTCGTAGGAGTGGTTAGCTTCGCCGTGGCGCATCCCGAACCCTTCGGCCATTACTTCTAGGAAGTGGGCCGCATGTTTCGTGATGGTCTCAGACTTTTGTTTCGCGATTTTCTCCTCCTCGGTCATCTTGACCGGAGAGAGGGATTTGCTTAACGAGAAATGAGATTTTCTCGGGAGATTTACTCTACCAGCCATGGCCCCCACCCGGGGGCTCGTTCTACATGTGACATCGTTGTTTTGCTTTGGAAGCGACATTACACAGAACTTAT